TCCATCAGCATCATTTTTTTCTATCACTGGCCTCCTCCTTACGCACCCGCTTCCGGCATGTCAGATCGTAACATAGAAAAGGGCGCAGGGCCTCCACTGCTCGGCGGTTGCTCGACACCTCGTCCTGAAGGTTACGGACAACCGCTTCCGTCTTGTCTATCCGGGCCAACAGCTCCTCACGTTCATCTTTCAATTTCGTCACGTAGCCTTGTAACTCGTCCCGGTCGGTGTTCAGGCGCGAGATGGTCCGGTCATACACATCCTGCAACGTCTTCACGGCCTCCAGCGCCATCTGCTGGGCCTGCGCCTGGGCTTGCTTCGCCTCTCCGTCGGCCTTGTTCTTGCTCTGACGGAAGAACACCAGCCAACTCACGCCACCGCCGAATATAATTCCGGCCAATCCTAACAACCAATCCATCGTATATCGTTTTATTTTTGTTCAAAAAGCCGCCCTTCGGATAGCGGACTCCCTATATGCGAACCATCCAAACCGACAACCACGGGATTCTCACCCGCCCGGGCTTCCTTACCGCCCGTTGTTAGGTTAATGATTCACTTAGCCGGCCCAACCTCCCGCAAGGTTTACCCCAATATAAAAATTCCCCCGCGCCTCACGGCGCAGGGGAACACAATAACTAATAATTATACACAATATAAAGACTCTCTATCCTTCACTTCTCATTCGTTCTGCAACGCCAGCTCACCGGTGCCGGAGAGCTGCACCGTCCATGTTCCAATGGCCCGGTTCTGTGCCGTCACGGAGATGTCTGACACCACGGCCGTCCCTTCCAACAGCTGCGTGTCGGCCTCGCGGTTCATCGTGCCATTCGTCGTACCGAACTGCACCGTCACCGACTGACCTTTCAGCGCGAACACGTCCGTCAACTGCAACCCGGTGCCGTCATACACGGCCCACGTCAGCGTGGTGGCGTTTGTCATGCAGGCCACATACACCGTCTTGGCCGCTGTGGTGTCGTTGACATATTTTCCGCCGGTACTGATGACCGAGTAATTGGTTGCGTTAATCTTCCGCAGCACCAGATTTTCGGTGCTGGCGGGGGCACCGCTCACTTCCAACCCTTCACCCGGCGACAGACTCACGCCCGTCGGATAGATGTAGGCGGGGTTGGGACCGCCGACCTGCACCGATTGCGACGTCTTGCCCGTGCCGTTACTGTAGAGGCCGTCAATCACCAGCGCGTCAGTGCTCGCATCCCAGCTCAGACCCACAGGTTCCTGCTTCTGCCACGACCCCGTGTCGTCCTTGCTTGACGTGGCCTGCATCTCTACACTCAGATGGACTGTGCAAGTCTGCGCGGCGGCCACGCACTTGTCATTGATTACCAGCCGCAGATGCTGGCCCATTATTGTTCCCATGTCTTATTATTTTGATTATTGCTCATTTTAAGAAAAAGCGCAGACCGCAGGCTTGCCCCGCGCCCTGCGCTCACGAGAGAGGAAATTAACGTTATCTCAACTATTACAAGTCTCAACTCAAGGCGCCGTTGCCCTGGAACTGCACCGTCATGGTGCTGTTGGCGCGGTTAGCGGCGGTGATGGAGATGTCGCTGATGTAGGCCTGTCCGCTCTTCTTCAATGCGCCGTTCTGGGCCACGCGGTTGTTCGTGCCATTCGTCGTGTCGAATGTCAGCGTCACCGGCGTCATGGCGATCATCGCCGTGAAGATGTCCTGCGGCAATTCACCGTTGCTGCCGTTGTCCGTCAGCGTTACCAGCGAGTCTGTGCTCGCATCCCAACTAAGCCCGGTCACTTCCTGGCTCTGCCAGTTGCCGGTGTCATCCTTCGTGCTCGAGTCTTCCATCTGAGCAGCCACGTGGAACGTGCAGCTCGTCGCCATGGCGATGCACTTGCCGCCGACCATCACGCGTAAGTTCTGTCCTTTGATTGTTGCCATCTTTTTATATTTTTTGATTGTGAATTTTCTTCTTATGATACCCTACGCCCTGTCGCTCCCTATCGATACACGCTGCACTGGTACGTCAGCCCCTGCCAGTAGCATGGCTTCTGCGAGTCATACTCTATCCGCCCGGCACTGAACTGGTAGTCTTCCGGACCGTCCGTGCCCTCATAACCGGCCATGTAGGCCGAAATCACGTCGCGCACCTGCGACGTCAGCCCGTGCAACGCCTCCAACGTGCCGGAGACCACGGTCACTCCGATGGTCACCGCGTCCTGCATCCCCTCGAACGAATCGTCCTTTGTCAGACCTTCATTGGTCAGACCGTCGAAGGTCACGATGACATACGGCGGCGGCACATTATCGACGTCTTCGTCCGGCAATGGTATCGCCGTGCCGTACAAACGGCTGCCGATGGCGGCCATCAGCGTCGCATCCTGCTGCAACGCACGGATGAACACGCTGTCTAACTGCAACCCGTTATTGTTATTATTTTCTAACACTTGACTCATACACGTTCAATTAACCCCGCCGCTCCCCGGTGGCCCTGCTCCCTTGCGGGAAACAGGGCCGGGGCTGCGGGTCTTTTCTTAGATGGAGGAGCTGGAGGCGGCGTTAACAACCTTCAGCAGCTTGAAAGCCTGCGGTTTGCCGCTGGGGTTCACCTTGGCGTTCACCTTGCTCGAGAGCTCGGTCAGAGAGAACTCGGTGTTCAACGTGAGCACCGTGGTGTTACGCTTGGCAACTTCAGCACTGGTAGCATCCACCGTGAAGCGGACCTCACCGTGCTGCTCCATGGCAAGGTAGCCGTAGTGACCGATACCGATGAAGCGGTAGTCGTCCTGAACGGGCTGGCCGCTGCCGTTCAACTTGGTGTTGATGAACTTGCTGACGGTGTAGGGGTATCCTACGCACTTGCCGTCCATGATGACGGTGCGGTCACCGGCGCTGTCAGGGATGGCCTTCGTGAAGCGGAGCTCGGTCTCGAGGACCTTGTCCATCGTGATGCAGGGCGTGCCTTCAAAGCCGAGGTCGTACATGGCGGCAACTTTCTTGGCGAGGGTCTTGCCGATGTTCTCGTCGAGGGTGATTTCCTCCACGTCAACGAGGGCAAACGGCGACTTCAAGGCGTTGTCGAACTGGGCGTGGCTGTACACGTGCAGGGCCTTGAACTTGGCGATGCCCTTCTGGAACTTGTAAGTTACGAAGCCCAGCAGGTCGAAGGCGGCGTTGTCGATGGCGCGGTTGCTGACAGCGATGCTGGCGGCGACGCGCTCAGGAGAGGCCTGAATCTTGGCGAAGTTCAGAGCCTTCTCGTCGATTTTCTCGACTTCACCGGCGACAGTGAACTCTACGTCGTCGATGCTGTAGGGCCATACCTCGTTACCAACCACACCGGTCAGCATCTGGAGGTCTTCCGGCAATTCGAGGCCGCTGACCTTCGTGTCGATCAGTTCATGAATGGTGAGGGGAATGGCACCGGAGGCTTCCAGGTTACCGTCAGTGTTACCGGTGGCGGCATCCTTCAGTATCGTGGTACTGTTGGCGGCTTCGCGGGCCTGCAATTCCTCCGAGAACGACTCGCGGTTCTCCTTGCACTGTTTCAGCACTTCGCGCAGGCGGGCGCTCTTCGTCTTCATCTCGCGGAACTGCTCCATCTGTTTTTCGTCAAGCAGACCCTGAATCTCGATGTGCAGACGGTTGTCTTCGCGCATCAAGGCGTCGTACTTGGCGTTTTCTTCTTCAGTGAAGGCGCGGTTCTCGCGCTGTGCGATCTCTTCCATGTGGTCGAGTTCGACCAGAATCTCTTGGTGACGCTTCTGGATTTCAGTTTTTGTTTTTCCCATGTCTAAAACGTTTTAAGGGGTTAATAAACAACAGTATTTTCGTTAAGTTTTCTACGCATACGGCGGCGGCGCTCGGCAGCCATGGTACGTTCACGTGCTTCCTGGGCTTTGGCGGCTTCCTCGGCGGCCTTGGCGGCTTCCTCGGCGGCTTTGGCGGCGTCTTCGGCGGCACGGGTGGCGACTTCTTGGGCACCCAGTTTCTCGTCAAAGAAGGCTTCTGCCTCACGCTGCGCGATGTCGGTCTGCGGATAGGCGGGGTGACCTGCGATTGTGACGTCGTACAGACCGGTGACGCGCTTCACGTGGCGAATCCATACGTCCTTGCCGTCGGCACTGCGCTCGGCCAACTTCTCGTAACTCACGCCGTTCTCGCTGTCGTCTTCGTCGGCGGTGAAGGCGAAACTCATACCGTTAATATCACCGCGCTCAATGGCGCTCAGCAACTCATCGGCACGGGAGGTCTCGGCCAACGTACACTCTATCTTCAGCCCGCGCTCGTCGAGCGTCAGCTTCAGTGTACCTTTGCCCATGCGCCAGCGGCCCAGGATGGCGGTGTTGTCGTGGAAGGCGGTGAGCGGCACGTCGCTGCGGTTCAACAGGTCGGTACTGAAGCAACCGCGCTCCATCACTTCGTAAACCTCGCGGAAACTGCTACGCGGCGTCAGGTTGACGCTGCGCACACCGTACACGGCAGCATGGCCTTCAACGGTACGGCTGCGGCCGCCACCTTCAGCCTCACGCACACAGAGGCCACTGACGGCGATGTCAATCTCTCGGTTCATCTTCTTGTTCATTCTCAATTATTTTATCGTTATTCTTCGCTATATCTTCACGCCCATACGCCCGGGCCGGGTCAGTCGCCAACCGCAGACCGTGCAACTGCACTTCGCGCGGCACCTCATGCTTCCGTTCCATCGTTGCTCGCGTTGGCGGGGCGGCCGGCACCGCTGGTTCTCAACTTGTCACTGCCCAACTCGGCCAGGTTGGTGCTGACATAGACGGTGTCGCCACCTTCCACGGCGGGCATGTCGTGCTCGGCGCGGATCTCGTTCACCGTCCGGGCACCGGTTTGTAGGTTCAACTGGTCCACCTTGGCCTGACGTTCCAGGTCCATAGCCAGTAGCGGTTTCTCGCAGATGTGGACACGGCGCTGGCCGTAGTAGCGGATGCCAAGCAACTTGCGGAATAATTCTTTCTCCATCTCCGACGTGTCCGGCGCAATAGTGCGCTGGAGGTATTCCATCGTGGCGTTCTGATAGTCGTTGTAGTGGCTGTTGGTGTCCAACATCAGCAGCGGGCGAGGTGTGCCCCAGAAGCGGGCGACGTCATCCATACCGAGGTTCAGTTGCTCGACCATCTGCATCTCCTGTCCGGTCATGCTGATGTTCTGCACCTTTTCCAGCCCGCGCAGGGCAACGACGTCCTGCTCATAGATCTGGTCGTTCACTTCCTTGGCGTAGCGCTGCATCTGACCCTTGTCGAACATGCCGTAAGCCAATGTGCCCTGCGTCGTGGCGGGTTTTTCCTCGCCGATAAGCAACTTCACACGCCCGCCCTTGGCGGCGTTCTCCAACGACTGCGCCTTCTGCGTCTTAATCAGCGACAGGGTCTCCGTGGCGAACCGAATCGTAGGAATACCCCAAAAGCCGTTCTGGTAACGGAAGGTATTCGGGAAGTGGAGCACATTCTGACGCGGCGCGTCCACCTTCATCACGACACCGTTCTCGCCAAGGTAGGACAGACTGTACGTGCCTTCGGCCATGTTATAGCCACCGCAGATAGCCAGCCACAGCTGCTCGGGGTCACCGAACACGTCGCGCTGGATATACACGAATCCGTTGCCTAACTGCAACCGGTTCACCGTCACCTGCTCCCACAGACTGGCGGCGCTCATCACGGGGTTGGGCTCTTCTTGCAACAGGTAGTTGATCTTCTTGCCGAAACCCTGCATCCACGTTGTATAGTTGCCGCCGGCGCTGTCCTTGCGCTGGTATTGCACCGGCATCTGACCGATGGTCTTGGCGCGCAGCTCCGTGGCGCGATAGACGGCGCTCAACGTCAGCGCGGTCTGAGGATTACGGGCGTGAACAATACGCGCGCCGTAAGTACCGCCGCCACCAACGGCCTGCGGCTTGTTCTCCGCACTGCTCGGGTCGGTCGTCGTAGGGACACCGGCCACCTCGCGCCGAGAAAACATCCTTGTGAAAAAATTATCCATCGCTCTTATTTTTGTTCAAAGTAGGCCGTAAGGCCGAAAGTCGCCCGTCAGGGCAAAAGTCTAAAGTAGGCCGCAGGCCGAAAGTAGGTCACAAGACCGAAAGTCGCCCTTCAGGGCAAAAGTCTAAAGTCACCCGTCAGGGCAAAAGTAGGCGCTCGCGCCGAACGTAGGTCTTAAGGCCGAAAGTCATACACAACTCCCCGCAATCCCCGTCACAGGTTTACCCGGTCACAATGACGGGCCACTGCTTCGCCGCGGGGAACTGCCAGTCTATCCAGGCACTCACCAGACGCTCGCACAACTGTCCGCCCACGCGGATCTGATAGCCTTCCGTCGAGCGGCCGAGATGATACGCCGCGGCATCGCCGCGCACACGGCCGTAAATATCCCCGCCAATGGCGGACAGATAGCGCTGCACCACATCCCACACCACGCGCTCCATGCGCCGGAAGTCCTTGCTACGCATCACGAACATACTGGCCGGATGCAGCACCGGCAACCTCAACGCCCGGTTCCACGCGGAGTAGAAGTCCGGATAATGTTCGGCCACAATCGACGTGGCGAGGTCGAGGTCTTCCCCATTCCCGACCACCTCGGTATAGTGTTGGTACATCGGCAGTCCCAGCCCAACATACTGCGACACGATGCAGCCGTGCTTTTTCAACTGAGCCGACAGGACCGGAGGGTTGCTGCCGAAACTGAAATACTTGCGGTAACCGCAGCCCCCAACAATCTGGGGCAACCGCCCGCGCTGGGCGACGCGGTGCAACGGCAACAGCTCACTGAAGAAGGCACCGGGCACCCCGTCCGACATATCGCCGCCATCACGAGCGTCAACTACCTCATACATCGGGTGGTGGACCACCTGCGGGAAGTCTTTGTGCGTCATAATGTAGATACGCACGTTTTTATTCGCAGGCGCGCTCCACGACGGGTCGCCCAAGTCGTTCACGCCGTTCACGCCGTTACCCGTCCACAGGCTCGCGCGGTCGGCCAACCACTGCAACTGGCTGCTCAGGTACACCTTCCGCCAACTCGCGCCCTGGTAATGGTGCATCAGCGGACGGATGTCAATCGCCATACCCGTGCACTGCGGCTTCAGCGTCCGGATGTCTTCGAGAAACGCCGCCCCGGTGTCGTACCAGTTCTGCCGGTTCTGATTACCACCCCCGCTCAAAGCCCACGCGCGGGCGGGGTCGAAAAAACGCGCACCGCCGGCAACGCACTTCGGTACGTTTATCCAAAGCACCATCGGCACAAGCCTGTCCACCTTGCCTCGGTTGCCGGCCTGCTCCCACGTCTGGATATGGCCGACCGCACACAAATCATCGCGGAACATGAAGTCCACGCTCCGCCGTATCAATACGTCGCTGTCCAGCAGCAGAAAGCCCTGCGGGAGGATGTCCCACAGCGCCTGCACACTGAGCATGTGCTTCGCACTGCCCCAACTGCCCCCGATGCCGCAACCCATGCGCCAGTCCTTGTCGGGGAAGGCTCGTAAAATCTTGTCGAAATCGACTACCTGACCCTGCGTGTTGTCTATCCGCGTCACACCGCCCATCACCTTCGTGAACGGCCGGCTGTCGCTGTTGTCGAATACGGTCACATGGTAGTCCTGTCCGCCGTGTTTCCGAAGGCTCAAAATCGCCGCCTCCGTCAGTTCCGGCGTGTTATAATGCACAATCGCTACCTCTCTCATCGCTCTGTTTACACTGGTTACTATATTACTTAATCAATCACCACCTGCGCATGGAACTGCACCTGGTTCGCCTGACGGTCCGCGTGGAACGTCTCGCCAAGTATCTGGTACGTCTGCCCGTCATACGCTATACGGCTGCGCAAGGTCACGTCGGGGTTCCAGTTCATTCGGACCATCACCACACCGTACACGTCCAGCGCACCCTCGCGCATCGCGCGCAGACCCTTCACGAACGACACGTCGGCCCATACCGTAGCAACTTCCGTCCAACCCACGCCACCGCTGTCAATGCCATACGCCCCCACCGTCTGTTCTTGACGGTTGAGAATCGTCACGCGGCCGTGCCGCAACCCACTCGAATAACCTTTCATCGTCTGAATTTTAATGCCAAACAAAAAGTCCGGCTACATAGCCGGACCTTCCGTGTTGAGGGTTTACCCCAAAAGTATAAAGTATAAAGTAGCCTTCTAAGGCGAAAGTAGCTCAGCGAAAGTCCAAAGTCCAACGTAGGCCGTCAGGCCGAAAGTCTAAAGTAGCGGAGCGAAAGTCCAAAGTCCAACGTAGGCCGTCAGGCCGAAAGTCTAAAGTAGCGGAGCGAAAGTCGCCCTCCGGGCAAACGTAGGCGCACCGCGCCGAAAGTCTAAAGTCGCCCAACGGGCGCCTCGCCCGTCAGGGCGTAAGTATATCCTCCATCTCGTCCCCCGTCACGGCGTAGGTGTCACCGTTGACAAGCTCGAAGGTGTCGCCGTTATACAGGTACACCTGCTGGCTCGGGATGTCGCGGTACAGGCACAGGGTATCACCCACGATGGTCGTCGTGAAGCTGCTCTCCTTGTAGAACTGCCCGTCGGCCGAGTTCCAGTAACCCAGCACCACGGTCTCACGCGACGGCGTGGGCGTAATCGTACCGGTGTCGTCCAGTATATCCTCCATCTCGTCACCCGTCACGGCGTAATAGTCGCCGTTGAGCAGCTCGAAGGTCGTGCCGTTGAACACATAGATCATCTTGCTCGTCAAGTCGCGGTACAGCGTCAGGTCGTCACCCGTCAGCGAAGTGGTGAAGGCGGAGTCGGCATAGAACAGACCGTCGGCCGAGTTCCAGTAACCGCCCACAATACCGCCGCCACCGGGCACCGGCGCGGGCTGGATACCGCCGCCGCTCTCGTCCCAACCGCCGGGCTGCTTGCTGTAAGGCGCGGCACCGCTCGGTACGATGGCGTCGATGTCGCCGCCGCCCATCGTCTCGGGATTCTCGACCTCAATCCACTTCACCGTCTCTACACCGTCGCGCCAGTTCGTCTGACTGCCGATACCGACAAACACGCGGCCGTTGTAGTCGTACACCTTGTCGCACAACGGCAAGCCCAGGGCCACCACGGCACTGAACACGCGGCGCACTTCCTTGTAATACTCGGCCAGTCGGTTCACCAGATGGCGCTCGGGGCGCTCCATGCTGTTGTCACCACTCGGCAAGTAGTACGGGAAGGCTTCGAGATATTCGCCGTCAGCATTGATCACGAACTGCGCACTGGGCACGTTGTTGTTGTACGTCCCGATCTTCAGCTCGATGGCGTGGTCGCCCTTGAAGCCGTTGGTGGTGATGCTCTTCCGATAGACGTTCTGTGTGCGGTCATCCACCGTAATGCGGTACGTGGGCTTGAATTCGAGACTGCAATCGGTCAGAACATACGTGTGCAGGTCGTCAAACTCCTCATACTCCACGCAGTCGTACACGCAGAACTCCACGTCGCCCATCGTGCCGCCCTCTATCGGGAGGTAAAGACCGCCCTGATTGCTGAAAGGCATATCGTCGCTGTAGTTCGTCACGAGTGTGCTGTTCTGCACGGCCGCAAGGAACGTCCGCGTGGCGTTCACCCACTTCTCGCCGTCCCAATAGCGGTCGCCTACACGCAGACTCAACGTCAGCCAGTATTGCTGATCGTTGGTGAAACTGCCGAAGTCGGTCAGCGCATGCCAGCCGCTGCCGGGGTTGCCCTTCCACAACCGCTCGAATACCTCGATGCCGATTTCTAAGTGCAGGTAACCGGGCGTGAAACGGTACGTCCCGAAGCCGGTCTGTCGGAAGATCACACTGCGGCTGCTCACACTCTTGAACGTGTTCATCGTAACAAACGGCGTACTGGTCGGGTGTTCGTCTCGCGATTGCATGTTCAGCATCAGACCGCTCTTCAGAAGTTCCATGCCCTCGCCATCGGGACGGTGGTAATACCGCACAGGGAAGGCACCGGTCACAATCTTGCCGGTGCTGTCGCTTGGGTTCAATGGGTTGAAGGTGGGACTGCCGGCCATACTTGAGGCAAGGCACTGGGCATAGGTCGGCGTGACGGCACTCTGCCGGTGATACGTCACACCGATGTTCCAGCCCCAGTCTATGATCTCGTTGGTGTGCTCAAGGTTATACAGGTGGAAGCTGTACGTCGTGCCGCTCCCGCCGTCATGGGGCTGCACATAAACCACACCGCCGTTCACAGGCACCTCGACATAAGCGCTGCTGTCGCTCGGACTTTCACGCAACGCGAACAGCATGTTACTGTCGGCGTTCAGGTTCAGAACCACACGGGCGTCATTTCCGCCGGGGATGTAGGTTGCCGTACTGTCCGCGCCCTTCCACTCGGCCAGACGGAGCAGGTTGTAATGGGTCATCTTCACCTTCTCCAGCACACTCACGCTGCCGCCACCGGCGATGGTTCCTATCTGCGCCCACGTGTACTCGGCGCCGTGGATTTCGTAGTCATCGTTTCCGTAACGGCATACATACAGCAGACCGTCACGTTCGCGCATCACCAGGCCGAACAGGGCGCAGACGCTCTCTAACGCCTCGTAATAACTCCAACCCCGGCGCTCTACGCTGACACTGCCCTCGTGAGCCACTTCCTGCTCGGCGAAGAACAGCCGCCACTCCACACAGGTGTACAGCCACGAGTGGTCCAGCACCACATCGTCATACGTGCTTACCTTCGGATAGGGCACCTCACCGCGCATCAGCTTGGTGTAACCTTCATACAGCAGCGCGCTCAACCGCCCGCTGCTGGTCAGCAACGTGTCGTCCAGCAACACGCTGTCAAGACTCTGCAACAGACTGTTCACCGGAAACTGCAACACATGACGGTTGCCCTCCCACGGCTGTGTGAATACCTGCGCGCACAGGAATCCCTGCCACAGCACGCTCCCCGTCACCCATTCCGTACCGTCGTAAATGCCGCTTTCCAGACGCACCAGCTTCTCCGTGTTCGTCTTGGGCATCAACGACTCCAACAGCGTGCCGTCATCGGCAACGACACTGAGATAACCCGTCTGACCACGCACCGCACGGAACACATGCTCATCGTCCGACTCCATCGTAACAAATGGCACACCGGCACCCGTCAACGTGACGACACTGCCCGTGAAGCCCCACTCATAGAGCCCGACCTGATACTGCGTCTCACCACTCAAGTCACCGAACGGAACGACCCAATGTTTTACCCACGCCATCTTTTTCTTTCATTAGGATTAATTATCACTCAGCGCCCCGCTGCCGGTGAACACGAAGCTCCCCTGGCACAGGTTGCCCTTCGTCGCCGTCACACGGCACTCGCTCACCAGCGCCGAACCCTGCATATAAGAACTCGCACCGCGCACCTGAATGCGCAACGTGACCGTCGTACCGTTCGCGCGAATACTCGACAGGTCATCGGTCACGAGATAGTTCAACGTCACCGTCCAACCCTTACGACCGGCCAACACCTCGCGGTATTCACCGCTCAACGGACCGGCAACCTCGATACCCTCGCACTGCATGTCAATGTCACAGTTCGTGGCACCGGCAACCACCGCCGTGCCACTGCCGTTAAGCACCAACACATTACCACCATGTATTATCATCTTCTGCTATTATTATTTTTGTCTAAAGTAGGCCGCAGGCCGAAAGTCTAAAGTCCAACGTAGGCCGTCAGGCCGAAAGTAGGCGCTTCGCGCCGAAAGTCTAAAGTCGCCCGTCAGGGCAAAAGTCTAAAGTAGCGCAGCGAAAGTAGCGAAGCGAAAGTCACTAACTAAAGAACTTGCGCCCGATTCGCCGCCCGTAATTCTCCACGGCCAGCACAATGTCCTCACCGCTCACCACCGTCCGCCCGCGCTGACCGGACACCACCTGTGGAGCGCTCAACTGGGCCGCAAGATTACCCACCTGTGCGCGGTTCAGTACCACCTCACCGCTGTTCAGCATCGCTGGCACACGGTCACCGCTCAACATATTCCCGGGAACACTCCAACCCTGCGCAGCGTGGGCCACACCGCCTCCACTGAACAGCAGCGCCTTGATGAATCCGAAGGCTTCCTTCGCCGCCTGCATCGCCTGGATTACGGTAATCAAGCCGTTGATACCGCCCAGCAACTGCTGCATGCCCTTCGGCAACTTGATGCCCATATCTTCCAATCCGCCATAGAGGTGGTTCATCGCGCCAGTCAAGTCGTCAATACCCTGCAACAGCTTGTCACTGCGGCTCGGACCTTCCTTGTCCTGCATGTCCCACCCGAACTGACGCGCCTGGTCAGCCAAGCCCTTCGTGAACATGTTCTGCGAGAACCACGCCGCCATGTCGGCACTGCTCATCGACGGACCGCCCGTCGCAATATAACCCGTCGGCGTCAGCGCACTCATCCCTTCCAACATCAGCATCTGCTGCGGACCAATCGCACCACCGCCAACACGACGGCTGCCACCGCTCCGGCCACCGCCGATTCGGGAGGTGATACCCTCGGCACGGTTAATGGTACGGTAGGCCTGGGCTTGACTGGAATAGATCTGATTGACCTGCTGGTCACGCTGCTTGATGCGCTCTACCAGGGCGTTGTACTGCTCTCCGTCGACGCGGAAATCGGCCCAGGCCTTGTAGGCATTGAACGGGTTGGCGGCGTCGTCGTAGGATGTCTGGCCGGTCATCATGTCTCTGTGGGTGTGTTCGGACCGCCAGTTCCGATAAGCCTCAGCACCCTGGAGACGGCGCTCGAACTCGGCCCAGCTGCTGGTGCCGCGACGGAACTCGGCGGCACTCATGCCTAACGTGGCGGCCTGGCGCTTGTACTCCGCATCGATGGCCTTCGTGCTTTGCTCCACTTCGTTGTTCCACAACTGAACGACCTTTTTCATACCGTTCTGCAACTGCTTCTCGAGCACACGGATCTGGGCGTCGCTCAGCACCGTATCGGCGGCCATACTGGCCGTCAGATTGCTATTCTTACCGGGCGCGATGTACCTCCGCGTCATAATCATCTGACGCAAACGGCTGTTCTCTGTCTCCTGGGCACTTATTTGCGGACCTTGAATGGTCTTCATCGAGCCCAGTTTGTCCAGCTCGTTATAGGCGGCCTTCGCTGCCGTGACAATCTGGTCGATATTCGACAGGAATCCACTGATGTCACCGGTATTGATGGAATTGAGGAAACCTTCATAGACGCTCTTGGCGGCCTCCACTGTCCGGCCCCACTCATCGACATTACGTTCACTGGCAAAGAACGCATCCTTCGCCACCTTCAACGCCGTAGTGGTCGCCGTGATGGCGGCACTCACGGCCGTCAACTTCAACACACCGGCACCGATGCCCTTCGTGAAGTCATCGAAGCTCCGACGCGCCTGCTTGATTCCGCGCTCGTATTGGTTGCTTTCCAACCCTAATCGTACAACACTCTGTGCAGCCATTATCTCATTCTATTATAGTCCAACGTAGGCGCTCCGCGCCGAAAGTCCAACGTAGGCGCACCCGCGCCGAAAGTAGCGGCATCGCCGCGAAAGTCTAACGTAGGCGCACCCGCGCCGTTCACCCGGCTTGCTCGAACGCAGCCGCCAACTCCTCCTCAATGATTCCGCCCAAATTCTCCGCAGCCTGCTCAATGGCGGCCGTCGCGTTACCCAAAAAGAAGTTACGCGCCGTGATACGGCCGCGACGGCCGTACCGCGTGTCACGCTCGTCCGTACCGCCGTTCACGAAACGCAAGATAAAACCTCTGTCCTTGCCGAAGTAACTCTGCACCTGCACCGTCCGGGCACTCATCTTACGGCGGTTGCCACCCCACATACCGGGGTTCATATCCACCTTACGCTCCCGGTTCATGCTGT